TAGGATTGTTGTAACTAAATTTACCATCATATGGATTAACACTTACGTATTTAGTTGCAGTATCATTTTTTGTAATATGGGGATTACTTAATGTGCCGTTTACTGTTTTATTATTGTCATAACTTGTTTGCCCACCGCTTCCTGTAAAAAGCCATTTATTTAAAATATAATTGTAAGTTAATTCTACCCAATCGCCTTGCTTTAAAACTATGTCATAAGGAATATTTAAAGTGCCTGTCATCGTTTTAGGAATAGTTAATGTATTAGTATTTGAACTCCCCCATATCCTTACTACCCTCCCATCTCCGTGTACATTTATAGGATTAACACTATTAAGAAAACCAGTCAATATTTTAGCACTATTACCTGTATAAATAATATTAAAACTCTCGTCCAAAGTTAATGTATTTCCTGCTAAATTGCCTGTTTGCCAAAACGGGAATTCTATAAAGCCATTCATTACATCAAAACTATATGTAGCACTTAATTCTAAATGGTTTGATTGTCCGTTTACATCTAACGGATATTGTGGATTTGTTGTGCCTATTCCCACGTTGCCTGAATTACGATATATCCCCGAAGTACATGTAGTCCATTGTCCTGCCTGAGCACTAATTGAATTCCATTGATAACTACTCATCCAACCATTACTTGCCCCCCCTACTTGTGTCATTGAAGTATTTATAGAAGTCCCCGTAAAATCTATCGAAAGTGGCAAACTTGCTGTGATTGGTATATTACCCACCTGCCCTGATGTATTCGTTTGCAGAACCGCAGCACCCCCTTGTGCTAAAGCAGGTAAATAAAATTTACCATATACATTTATCCATAATCCGCTATCAATTTTCACCCATTTAAACTCAGGGTTATAATATTGAGTAGTCCAACGGATTTGACTAAAACTACTCAAACTTATTAAAACAAACGCTATTAAAATTACTATTTTTTTCATGTTACAAAGGTATTATTATTTTTTAAAAATTACATAAATTATTGAAAAGTTTTTAACAATTAATCTAAACTACATATTATCTCACCTATTGTTATAGGATCGCCTTGTGCATAATCGCTTGCTTTTAAAGTTACTATCATCGTACCCGGTGTTGTTTCATTTGCCCCATAAATTGTAAACATTCCTGCTATAAAATTTAAATCACCCGCAACTATCGGAACTACCATAGTTTTTGCAGGAATATATTTTGTAGGTAAGGGATTTACTGTAATTTTTTCGCCAAATCCAGTTTTAATTCCGGAATTATTACAAACGCTTCCTCTTAAATGCAATCTATTCTGTACATCTAATTTATAAGACAATTTGTAAGCCTCAGAATCCGGACTGTCAGCAAAATTATTAGTAAATCCTCCAAGTGTTGTAACATCGTTCCAATCTTCTTCAGTTGCTAACCAATTTGTTATTATTGGTGATATTGTTGCACTTAAAATATTTATTTGTGATTGTAAAGTTGCTAAATTTAATTTATAACTATCTATTTTATAACTCCCTTGATTATTGTCATTTATCAAAGGCGTATCACCGGAACCTGACTGCTGAATTGCTGAATAAATCGTATATGTATAATGCGAAGTTGTGTCATTAAAAGGAAGCTGCAATGTCGGGGTAGTTAATAATCTTAAATAATTACCTCCTCTGAAATTTGCAGTAGTGCAATAAATACCCCCCTTACAATAAAAAATACCAGGACCGTAATATTGTTGTCCTGATAGTTGTAGAGGATATACTAAATTAAATCCCGACAATATATAAAAATCAGAATTTGAAATCCCCAAAGTTTCACCTAATAAACTTGCAATAAGCGTTAATGTTTGTTGATTACAGTTATAAATATCATTAACACTAATAGGATTGCCAATGGGTAAACTATCTGATAATATTCGTTGATTTGGTATTTGAGGATTTGTGTACATTTAATATTTGATTTGTTAATAATTAATATGATATGATTGAATATTCTACACCTGAAATTTTTATCTGTTCAATTACTGCAATAATATTATCTAATTGCGAATTAGAAACATCCAAAGGAACATGAAAAATTGCTAATAGTGTATCCATTCCCAGACTATCAATTGTTGGAACAAAAATTGGCAACTCTGAAAAATTGTCAACCGTTGGAATAAAGATTGGCAACTCTGAAAAATTATCAACCGTTGGAATGAAAAATCCCGCAACCTGTTCCTGTGTAATATAAATTTTATTTGAAGTTGTTGAAGGAAATAGATAATTTAAAAAATTTGTTAATTGTCCGATTAGCCAACCGCAATTAACTATCAAAAATTTTAATTTACGCCATTTGTCAAATTTATCAAACGGAGCTTGCAATGGCTGAATTATGCAATATAAATACTTATAGAAATTAGATAATACTCTTTGCTTAGTGATACTGAAATATTCAGTAGTCGTATTATAAAGCATTTGTGCGTAATCTATGTATCTGAAATTAGCCATTTATCCTGTTATATAATTATCTACATTATTTATTGCTGCATATATTCCTGTTGCTGAGCTTGCGGGAGTTTCTATATCAGGTACATTAGAGCCGAAATCAAAATATCCCGCACTCAATGTAGTCTTAAAATCAAAGGACAATCCATCAATTACAGGACTTTCTAATACTACATCAATAACCCCTTCAACGTTATTTATAATATAATTTGCAAGTCCATAATTTCCATAAGTATAAAATATGCCATTAAAAGGAAAACTATTTCTGAAATTATCTATCGCTGCTGTTATTTGAGCTATTAATCCATTTGCTCCCGCTAATGTATAATATGACTGATATACTATTGTAAAATTATTATAACCAAAACTAATTAAATTCGGGTCAAATGTTACTATACTGACCGGCACTCCGGGCATTATTGCTGTTGCTAAAAAATAATTACTGAAATCTGTAAAACAATTAGGATAATCGGGGTCAGTATCTGCAACTTTTTTTAATTTTTTTGTTATCGGGTCAAGCATTGCAATCTTTAAATATAATTGCTGTATTCCAGTGGAAAGTGTATTATACCCAAATGCTGCTTGCTTAATGATTAATATTGTCGGGTCAATTGGTGGTACTACTGCATAAACATTTTGATATAAGGAATTAACAATTAATGGTATTCCATATTGATATGCTAATGCTGTATTAACATACCACTGTGATTTTCCATAATTTTGAGTATTAATAATATTTTGAATTATGTTTTGAGTATTTGTTTGCTCATCTAAATTATTTTGTAGAATAGGAGCTAAACTATCAGCTATTTTGATAAGGGGGTCAGTTTGACTGGTATTATCAAAATCGGGTAAAGCAGTTTTTAAATTTGCTATTATCTGTTGAAGTAATGTCATTTATCCTTTAATTTTTATGTTTACTCCTGTTAAATCAGCATTGGAGATTATATCTATTTTATTCAGTGCGTCTGCTGTATTTTTTTGTTTAATTAAATTTATTTCAATAATATTTCCTTCACCATCACTCCCCCATGCTGTAAGAAATACAGGGAATGTATTAAGATTATGTGTAATAGTATAGGGAATATTTGCTGTTAAATTAATATTTATGCTTATAGTTATTATAACTTGTGCAGGGATAACATAATTATCAAATCCCCCCTCGCCATCGTCTCTGACGATGGGAATTAAATCGGAAGCACCCAAATTGTTAGTTTGTGTTAATTGAGATATTTTTTTATCTGTATTTGCCATGACTTTAATTTTCTAAAATAATTTTTCCTCCGTTTTCTAATAATATATAATTAGTATCCTCAAGTAATAAATAAAATGTGCTTAATTTATTTACAAAATTATTAATTTGATTTAAAATATTTAATGACATATTATCACAAAGCGGATAAGTCTGTAAAATTAATTGAATATTAGTTTGTTTTGATATTGTGTCAGGAATTAATATTTGTTGCCCTGCTGTTAATTGTGGTGTCCATGTATCCCAACCGTTTGCATCAATTATTAGCCCCCAATTACTCAATGAACCCGTTGAATTTAAAACACAATTCAAAATTGTTTCCCCTTGCTTAACCGTGTAATATTTATTTGCCATTTAATAACTCACATTGAATTTTAATGCAGCATCAGTAACAGGTTGCTTATCTGAATTAATAATATAAGTTGCTACTTTTGCCCCGTCATCATAACACTGCTTAGCCCATCTGTTCATTTCAAAATTTACACTCGATAAACTACTTCCTATTATTCTTAATATTCCTACTCCCAGAACAGGATTGCTTACAAAAGCCCCTGATGAATACGCTATAATGCCACCATTAGATGTACTTGGATTATCTATTAATACAGTAGTCCCATTCTGAAACTGAATATCTCTATTTACTATGTCCCAAAATATTGTCATTTCACAAAAGTAATTTATTTTAATTCAAATTTGATATTTTTATAAATAATTTTATTAACATTAATGAGTAATTGAAGTATCCTCCATATCAGATTTAACTGTTAATGGATTAATCGGAATTATATCAGTATGTGGTGCTAAAACTGTCGGGGGAACTGGGCTTCCCGTTCCCGCAGTCAAATGTGTATGATGATTAAAGGCATTTTCTAAACGATTAATCTTGGAAATTAAATCAGATATTTTCACTAATCCATCATTATTACCCCCGTTTATTGTAATTAATCCTGCAATAATATCAATGGTTGATGTTACATCTCCATTTGTAACAGTCATTAAAATTTCTTTACATTTATCAACAAAAAGTAATTGTGGTCTTTGTACATTCCCATCTCTAAAAGTCATTAATACTGCACTTTCATTCCCTTCTGTGTCATCTGGTATTTCAATAAAAGATACAGTTGATGGTGAATTTGCTGAACTTATCAGAACTTTTAAAGGAATATTTGCGAATATCTTCGGAGGATTTTGTTTCCCCGAAGATGGACTTGCTGCAACATTGCCCGAAGGTGCAGCAGGTGAACCCGCTGAATCTGATTGTGGAGGTATCGTATAATCAGTTCCTCGTGAAATCTGTACAGAGCAGGTATAATTAGTTAAATTGACACTCTTAGTTACAACCGTAGCATCAATAATCACATGACCTCTTTTTATGTTATTAGCAAGATTTTCCATAAAATGATGGAATGCTTCTTGTAAATTTTCTTCTTCGTTTTCCATTATGAATTCAAATCATTTAAGTAAGCAAATTTGAGAGTTTTTTTACATTCTCTATTTATAGCAGAAATCTCCCCCTTTATTCCTGTTATTACATATTGACCTGACCTTTCAGGATAAGCTATATCTTTATAATTTGCATTCCAATATAATTCACAGTAAGGATATAAATATGTTTCAATTGTCCCCGTAAAGTGTCGTTGTCTTAGTTGTGTAAGAGCTTGCTGTGCATATTGTTTATACAGTAAATTTGTTGCTTCAACATTATCCGAACCATTTGAATTTTTAACTCTTGCAATTTTATAAAAAAAGAAATCTCTTTGCACTCCTTTCTCATCGCCCCACTCGAAACTATCCTTTTGCCCCTTATCATTTAAAAACCAACATTTAACTTTGTATTGCTGAAAAGTAGTTTTACGACCTTTGCCGGTACGAGTTAAATTTATTGTTTGTAACGACTGATTTTCCCGCACATTTTCAGATGTATCATAATTTACGGAATACGGAACTCCATTAGGGTCAAGAGCCGACCCTCCTGCTAAATTACAATAAATTTTTGTGCCTTGAATAGAAATATTTAATCCAATTTCTTTTTTAAAATATTCCAAAACCGAAGCAGGGGACATTTGAGTAAATGTAATTCCTTTTAAATCATCTAAAATAATATCAGGAAAATCAGTCTTTTGTATTGTCAAATTTGTATCTTTAAATATATCTTCTAAAATTTTTAAGACTGTCGGAGGATTCATTTTTACAATTGTATCTCCCAAAAGTTTTAAAGTAGATGGTAAAATTTGACTTGCTCCAGCTGTACCTATATAAATTTTATTCACCATGTCTAATTGAGCCAAATAAACGCTGTCAAGACATTTTATTTTTAATGGCATACCCATATAAAAGTCATAAAGATAACCGTTAAAGACAGGCAAATAACCGTAATAGCGGGGTTGATTTGTTGTCGGGTCAATATCATCGGGAAATATCCACCCCTGACTTTTTAAATTTATAGCATTAACTGAATTTATTGCATATTTATCATTCTCAAATCCATCATATTTTGCAAATACTAAAATAGAGTCTCCTGTACTGAAAACATTTTTAACATAATTTGTTAATGACTGAACTAAAGTAATATTTAATCCTGTAATGGGATTTGTTGTCACTGAACTATATGTAATAGTAGTATTTAATGGCATTATCAATGTTGCTGTACTTCCTATTTTTCTATTATCCTGATCCCATTCAAATGCACTCACTTGGGGCAGAAGTGACCCATTTACATATACAAGGAGTTTTAAATTAAAATACACGATAATAAAATTTAAGTAACCACAAGAGTTTGATTATATGAACCTGAAGACACATAATTTTCTTTACATAATAATTTTACTTCTACATTTGCTGAACCTCTTATTGTTGTAATTTCAGGAATTGCTTTTGCCACTATTTGTGTTATTCCTATTCCGTTCAGATAACTATTTTTTATATATATTATAGTGTTTTTTAACCAAATATTCTGAATGAAATTCTGCAATATATCCTGTGGAAATATGTAATTTGATAATGCACCATTTGCATTGTACACTGTTGCATCTGCATTTGGAGAACCGTAAACCTCTCTTGCTGTAAATTGGAATTCTATCTCAAAGGGGTCTCTGCAAATTTTTTGAAATACCATAACTCCATCAACTATCTTACTCTCATTCAGATTCTTTTCATCTCTTAATAATATTATACAGTCGTGTGATAATTCAACGTATGTAGCATCTGGATTATTAGGAAATGTCGGGTCAATAGATAATTGTACAATTTCGGGGTGATTCCAATTGTAATTCTTATTTATATTTTTATTTTTGTAAATTATCATTGTATTACATTGTATTACATTGTCCCTGATGAGTTGGTGCTAAGGTTATTAAGTGTTCTGATTAAAATAGGAATAGCTTTATCGGCTTCCTCTTTAATAACTTTTTCACTGCCTCCTTTTATATCAAATTTTTGAAGTGAATCTATTTTTATATTCAAAACTTTAGCTTCCCCTAAACCTCCTCTTGCCCCCGAAAGTAATGATGTGTTGATGTTTTCGGCTGTTGCTGCTCCTTTCCCTTCTGCTTTAGTAATTGCATTTTTATACCCCATATCTAAATTAGAAAAATATTTAAGATTTTTAGCAGTCTCTGGTGTTATTTTTCCAGTCTTTTGCAACTCCTGACCTGCCTTTTTTTCCCATTCAGATATAATGTTACTTATTTCACTAACATCTGAAATTAAATCTTTATAGGTTTTTAATTTATCAACCACATTTTGTTCAGCATCGGCAGTTTTTAAAGTCATTTGATACCTTTGATTTGCATAAGCTAATATTTTCCCTTGTATTCCGACATTAACTTCTACTGCATGTTTTGAAAGTGCATCAGTAGTCATTAAATCATCTAATGCTTTTTTATATTTTTTTAATTGTTCAAAATAAACTTTTAATGCTACATCGGTATTGCTTCCTGTTTTTTTTAATGCTGCATTAATAATTTCCTGTCCTTCTATAACTTCCGCTCCCTGCTCATGCCAGAATTTTACCCAGCCTGTTCCTAATTTAGTTAATGCAATATCCCATGAAGTAACCGCAGAAGCAACCTCTCTGATTTTATTTCTTTCAGTTAATGATGCTGCTTCTATTCCTTCAGCCGATTTAGCATAAGCATCAGCTGCTCCTTTTGCAGAAGATAATGCTTTAAATACTATATCGTAATTATGTGCAAGTTCTGAAGCCGAATGTGCATTTTTAATAAGTTCCTCTCCTGTTGTTGCTATTGCATCTCGTAATTGTTTGTTACGTATCATTCCCGTTTCAAGACCTGTACTTAATTGTGTTGCAAGAGTTGACATATCCTGATTTACAGCTTTAGCAAAATCCTCAATAACAGGCAATAAATTAATAACTTGACTATTCGTTAAATGTCCCATTCTTATTAATTCATTCTCTACATTCATTAAGGAAGTTACTGTTGAAAATTGAGACATTGAAGCTGCTGTTTTTAATTTATTAAATGCCTCTACTCCTGTTTTGCCTGTTTGTTCTAAAGTAAAATTTAACATTCTTTCTGCTTTATCAAATTCTAAAGCAGCTTTAATAGTCTCATCAAATTCGCCTTTAAGACTTCCCCAAATTTTCATTATTCCCTGTTGTGCAAATCCTGCTAAAGTAAAGCCACCAAACATTTTACCAAAATCACCAAAAATAGATGTAGCTTTATTGCCCTGTTCGTTCATTGTGGCAATTTTACTGGTCATTTCTGATACCTTTGCAGCCGCATCACCCTCAAGATTTATGACAAAACCATACGATTCCATGATATTATTATTTTAAATAATTAAAAGATGTATGATTTATATGTCTATCTTTATTTAGATTTTGATATTTTTGCCACCTTTCATAAATATCAACAGATTGCCCAATATACACCTTTTTACTCGGTGAAGTTATTTTATAAATACCACAGATTTCCATTTTACAAAGATACTAATTTTATTATAGTTTTAACACAATTTTTGTAAATATTTATTAACTTATTTTAGGAATTCCCCATTGTGCGTAAAGTTTCCATACTTCATTTAATATTACAAAGTAATCACAATATTCTCCGATGGTCATCTCATCACATTCTTGTTTACTTAAAAAAAGAAAAGCTCGAAACATACTTTTATTAAAAAAAGTGCTATCACGAGCCAGTAAATCATTTTTAGCTTTTTCGCTGTCGTTTATAACATTGGTCAGGCAACGATTAATTTCAAAAAAAAAGGAAGTACCTTGTCATAAATTAAATAAACTCCGAACTGTACCACTCCGATATTATCTTTTAAAAATTCTGTTTTATCTGATTTAGCTTCGGGTGTCTCAGCAATCATCATTTCCTCAATATACTTGTCCGTAATCTCTGATAATGCTTCTTCATTAAGTTTTAAAGTATTATTTTTTATTTCCTCTTGTTTATTTTTAAACATACCAAGAACATACCAACATAAAGCCCTCTGGCTTCTATCTGTACGGTCAAGTTCCTTGAATGTGGCATTTACTGTTTTAGTTTCCTCAACCCATTCAGTTTTGCCATCTTCTCCCTGCTTGAGTGTTTTAGATAAAAATTTTATTTCTTTCTCAAAAGTTCCCATATTAATTTTGTGAAACTGCTGCCCAATTCATTGGTACGATTGTTTCTTTATCTTTACGTTTAATATCAATGTCCTCGCTTAAAATATTCATGCCTCCGAAAATACGTTGTATTAATCCATCAGTCGTTGAAAACCCTAACTGTGCATTACTTATTTGAATTGCATTAGTTAATCCCTCTGCAACTAAAATAATATTCAGTTCTCCTAACTGTACAGATACCTTCCCTTTATAACTTTTAGCATTTTTCTTTTCCCCTATTGGTTCTTCTGTTCCTATTGCATAAATAGTTTCCCCTTCCTCTGCTGTATTGAATGACATATTGTCAGCAGTAAATAAAGGATAAGGGTGTCCGTTTATAAGCAGAATCAACTTAAACTCCGCTGCGGAATATATTAAAGGATTAAAATTTGGCATAATTTTTTATTTTAAAGTGTATAACTAAATACTACTGTTCCTGTTGCACCTCCGACAAGCGGGCTGGCAACTATTGTCAATATGAAATTCCATTGTATTTGATTGCCATTCGGTGTACCTGAGAGTTTTAGTGAACCATCAGTAATATCACCTGTACCACCTACAACCTTTAAAGGCACAATATATTCGTCATAGAATTTCTGCTGTAATGTATTGCAATAATTTTGGTCAACGTTACCCGTTTTGGTATCTATTATTGCATTTTGTCCAACATTATCAATTATAAATGCACGTACAGAAGCAGATAATGAATTAGCTACTCTACCGAATTCCTGAGTTGATTCCGGTGTAGTCGGGTCTGAACAGGTTGCTCCGTCATTCCAATAGAAACCTGAATGTCCTTCCCATGTACGCAAAAACATATATTGTTTTTCACCTAATAAATCGAAATCATCAGGATATACTAAAGCTGCTACTGAAACATTAATATCACCAGGATATAAACCTCCGACAGGAGTTGCTACTGCATTGACTGTACCTGAATGTGACGTTGTAAATGTAGTTATATCTGCAATGCCTATAAAAGTTTCACCCACTGAATAATCAATAGAATTATATGTAATTGTTCCAACATTTACAATATATTTTACTCCTTCAATTATTGGAGCATCAGCTACTGATTTTGGTGTTAATTGTATTAGATTGCCATTTGTTAAATAAGCTGAAGTTAAACTAATCGAACCGTCTTGAACATTATTAAATCCATGACCAATAGAAATTTTAGCAAACCTTCCCAATGCTGCACCTACTCCACTTATTCCATTTGGTTGTGAACCGGTAATACATAAAGAACCGTTAGGATAACTATCTTCACCCACATTCCCTAAAGTAGCAGGGGTTACAGTTGCTGACATATTATATCCATCAACAATGAAATTAATCTGATAGCCCTGATTGAATAAAGTAGCACGTAAAGTCTGCATTGCTGTTAATGAAGCCGAAACATCGGCAGGAAAATCTGCTGCTACTTGTGAAGCTGTCGGTAGTGCATAACAGAAACCAATTAATTTAGCTCGTTGTGTAAAATCTTTGTTCCCTGTATATTTGATAAGATTTGTGCAAGTTGTGCTTCCGATATAAGCAGGAAGTGGTGTATTAGCTGTTGCAAACTCATTATTATTTGCCGTCATATTAACTCCTACTAACCATAATAAAGCACCTTCACCGGCTTCTGAATAGAATTCTGATAATTGCTGATATAATGCTGTTCCATTCGTTATATCTAAAGCGGCAGTAATACCATAACTTGCAACATCATTCATTCCTGTTAACAGATATGCAGTATTGAGATTAAATGCTTTAGTAGTATCTGTGCCTGCAATTGCTTTAAATTGCACAAATAACATAGCTATACCATCATCACTTTGCGGTTGTCCTAATGGTTGATTTATTACTGTGGTGCTTATCTGATGTTTCATTGTTTACTAAATATTTTGACAAATTTTGTCAAATAATTATTTACTGAATTTTGTTGTCCTTCTTAAATTTTGCTGTTGCCTTCACTGCTTCATTATATTTTATTTCAAGTTCAAGTTTAGTATCCTCATCTGTTTTTTCATCAAACTCTTCCCATTCGGCTTTAGCTACTGCTTCGGCTTTTTGTAATGTTTCAAGTTGAGCCTGAATTGTATTTACAGAAGTTGAGGGCTTTTTAGTAATCAAACTGTTTTCAGGGTGTAAATCTAAATCGAATCGTTCCTGTTCTTGAGCCCGTGTATTGTGGAACATCTGTAATAATTCCTTCAAATTTTGAGGAACAGTGGTTATATCATTTTTATCTTTTGCCTCTTTGGTAAAATGAATTAAAAATGTACTTTCCTCTCTTGCCGGGTCTGTGAAATTTTTAGTTGTCAGTGCTGATTGCTTTTGCTTTTCTGTGTAGAAATTTCCACAACCGGTTAAATACACACTTCCGAAATTATCCAAATATTGTTGGATACGTTCCTGATAAGTCTTAAAATTTTTATCAGTTATTTTCCATTTTAAAGCCATAAATTTTAATTTAAAGATTTATAATTTAGTAAATTAGTATTTTTATAATTAATAAATATTGTATTTTACATAGCCATAAACAATCTTTTTAATTACCTGAGATTTATATTCAGATGCCATGATATACATTATTTTAAGATACCTCATTGTAAAATAAACTTGGTCTGGCAATGAATTATAAACAATAGGTGAAGTAGCTGATTTTGCTATTGTCTTTGTATAATTTCCAGAAGTTATTACTCCGGATGATACACTTGCAAAATTTTGAACCTGAAACCATATTAAATTATCCATACTTTCCCAAAATTTAACTGTAATAGTTGTATCTTTAGTTACAGTTTTCCATCGTTGGTCAATAGTCCAATATCCCAAATGTGTATGGGTTATTGGAAATATAAAATTAAGGGTATCCTTTGTCTTTTTTGCATTTGATATGGTATCTGTAAGAGCAAGATTAAATCCCTGAAATTGTCCTTCTTGCATTTGTGAACCATAGTAATTTGTTTGTGCTTTTGTCCTTGTTGTAAATGCTAATAGCATTATTGCTAACATCATTGATATTGAAAATATTTTTTTCATTTTTTTATGATTTTTAAAAATTTATAACTTTTTTATTTTGATAAAGCAGGGTTTTTACGCCCTGCTAAATACTAATTACTAAATTAAAATATTAAATTGACGGTGAACCGTAATTTAATAGAGCTAATCCCTGTTTTGCAGCACGTAAAGCATTTATTCCTATACGCAAGTCGGCTGACATTACATAACCGTAAGAGCGTGGGTCTTGGAGCATAAATACATCAATCATACCTATTCCTTTACCGATTTGTGAAGGAATATAAGCGAGATTTGCAGATACTGCTGTGTCAGGTATTGACCCGTTGAGGTCTAAGATATTGCCTGTTGCCTGGTCATAAATGGCAGTCCTCTGACGTGTGTAGAATTTAGAGTTTAAGTAACCCAAGAATTTCCCCGAACCCACATCTTTCCATTCTGTAAGTTTATTTGTTACTTCTTTATCATTTAATAATCGACTGTAACCCACCCCATCAAATAATACTGATGGACTTTGTTTGTCAATTAAGAAGTTTTGCATTATAAAGATTTGCTCTTCCTGTGTGATGTCTGCAAGTGAGGGAGCAGCAAGTGTTCCTGCAAATGTATACCACAAAGGATAAAAAGCATTCATTGATGATGATACTGCAAATGACGAACCAGTTGTGTTTATATAAGCATTTGCCGGAACGAGTGAAGCTAATGTATATATCAGGTCATCGCCTATTGTTGCATATAACTTCATAAATGCCTGTGCCCAGCCTGTTACCATTTGTTCATAACGTAACTGATGCATTGTATATGGGTTGAAGTTCATAGGCTGTAACCAGTATCCGACAAGCTGTAATGAGACTGCTGTATCAGTATAAGTATAATCTGATGGACTTGGCTGGGTTCCTCTATAAATTCCAGGGTTAGCATCTATATTTGTCCATACTATACCTCTGTTATTTCCTGTGTCTGATACTCCGAACATAGGGATTTCACTGTCCCATGATTCATCGGGAAAGAGATTGAAGATTGCCAAAGGTAAAAATTGAATTGCAAGCGTATCCGGGTTGTTAAGGAATGTATCAGTTGGATTAGCTGCTAATTGGCTCATCGATTTAAAAGACTTTACTGAATAATCGAAATATTCACTTGTACCTAAAGTCAACCGTTCCATTATAGCATGAAGACTTGTTTCACCTCCACGTATATTTACATCTTTTTTAAAGGCTTCATATTGCCCGCCTGATAGATTTTGGAAGAACCTGATATTATCTATTACAGACGGATTCATAAGTTTAGAACCATGATATACTCTACGATTCAATCGTGATTCATTCAGTATTGCCTGACCCAGTGCAATAAAATCACTGATTTCAGGTGTGCCGTCATAACTTCCGCAAACACGATTATAAACTTTTCCTTCGTTTGATAACTGTGTTTTATTTGCCTCTGACCTCAATTGTGAAAGGGTCAAATTATGTGCTTTTGGCATTTTGTATATTAATTTTGGTAATGTTGCGAGTTTAAGTTTGCCATTATCAATAGCTGTTTTAAGCTGTTCTGGAGTTTTTCTCTGAGGTTTTTTACCTTCACTGTTTGAAGCATTTTTTACTTTTTCTTTTTCCATGTCATCATCACCTGAATCATCTGGCTCTTTTTTGGATTTTTTAGCTTCTTCTGCCTCTGCTTTAACCTCATTATAAACCTTTTCTGCTGCCTCTGCTACTTTTATAGCTTTTTCAGCTTCCTTTTTAGCAGTTTCCATTCTTGTTTTAGCTTCTTCGGATTCCTCAGCTTCATATGCTTCCTTTGCTCTTGTGTAATTATCACAAAGAGCTTCTGCTTTTTCAGTAGATTCTTTAAATGACTTTTCAGCATCGGCAAGTTTGGTTTTTAAACCAATAGGAAGTTCCCTCGTGGTGTCGGGGTTCATAACTTTAGAATCCTTATCAACAGTAATAGCAGGTGCTCCGAAAATAGTTTTAAGCTCATCTATCACTGCCACAACAGCTTTAAGCCTGAGTATATCATCAAGAAAAGGAATACCTGTTTTACGGTCTTTATCAGCCGCTAATTTGTCAGCATCTTTTTTTAGTTTTTCTTTATTTGCTTTGAATTCATCATAATTCTCTAAACTTGAGAGGTTCTCTAATTCAAATTTAGAGCAAAAATTTTCAAGGTTAAGGGTTTTTATTTCATTTGCCCTTGTATCTTGCAATGCCTTTAATTCTGCTTCTGTCTTTTTCATTACATTGGTATTTTGATTGTTAATAATTGGTTTATAATTAATTAAATTAGTATGCAATTTTGTGATATTTGCGGTTGCGGTCTCAAGCATTTCCTTCGTATAAAATTTATTTGAACCCAATTGTATAGCATCGGGATTACTGGGTAAAACAACCAATGATATTTCATAGAGTACAAATTTTTCACAAATTTTATTTCCCGCTTCGTTTTGTGCAAGGATGGGATTGCCGTAATTATCCTGCGTCTCTGTTGTTTTCCATATTGCCTCGCCTCCGATTGAAACTGCTTTTAATACGCCTGATTCATAAAGATTTTTAGCTATTTTGCTTTCCTCTGTCAATTCATGGAACACAGGTACACAAGTCCAATTTCCATTTTCAAGTTTAATATCAGTTGCCGTACCTAATAGGTTTGCGAAGGGTTTATCAATACTATCCGAACTCCAATTGTGGTCGTTCAAAATAACCGGATTCGTAACATATCTGCTTAAATCCAAACATTCATTAGGAACTACACCCCCCTGGTCATTGGCTGTTGCATTACTGAAAATTACCCTTTTGCTCATTTGCATTATGAAATTTCGCAACAAAAATATAATCTAAATTCCCTGTTTTTACAATTTTATTTTTTACTTTATCAGATTACTTATTAAAATTGTTAATAAAATTTTATATTATACTATAAAAATTATTAGGAATGTAGTAATTTTGTGAAAAATCTTTTTATGATTACTGCTCAAAAAATCAAGCCTAAGGATTTAGAAGCCAATAGAATTGTAACAGGCAAAACACTTTTGATACTTCGCAATAAAATCGGAATTCCAAAATATGTTATTGCAAAATTATCGGGATTAAGTGAGCTTACCATTAACAATATTGAAACGGGTAGTGCGAATTATTGTATAGATTCATATTTCATTTATCATCAGTCTTTAAATAAATTGATAAATGATAATGATTGGAAAAAATTTATTATTAGCAAAAACGGGCAAGTATGGTATTATAAAACTAAAAAGGAAGTTCATTACAACTTACATATATCTTTAAATCATATAGACGTGGCAATTGCAGGGGGTAAACCTACGAAGCAAGGATATATAATCAAACTGAATGATAAATTTAA